CCGGACGTCGACGCCGGGCTTCTCGGCTGCGGTCTTGGTCACGAAGAGCCGGGTGATCTGGCGGTCGTCGGCGAAGCAAACGGCGTTCAGACCGTCGAGGACGGCCTTGGCCAGGTTGTCGACGTCCTTGGTGCCGATGAAGGGGGCCTCACCTGACAGCAGCGCAGCACGGGCGCGCTTGGACAGGCTCTTGGCTGGTTCGAACCGGAAACGCAGGGAGACCGACAGCGCCCCGGTAAACGGCGCCCGGCCGGACATCGCGGCCTTGCCGATCTTCCCGACGCTCGCCTCATATTTCCGGGTCTCAGCATCGGTATAGACGGTCGCGAACGAGCCCCGGACCGTAGCCCGGGGCCGCCCTTTCGAGCGTGGTACTCCTGACATTGAGAAGACCAGCGGATCCATGATCAGGCCGCTTCGCCGAAGCTGGTCTCGTCGCCGGTCGGACGATCTGCCCAGCCCGCGCGCTTCAGCCGGCGGGCCTCATCGTCCAGGCCGTCCTCGATCTCCTCGGGATCAGCCTCGCCTTCATCATCGGCCTGCAGCTCGACCGACTTGGGCTTGCGGGCCTCCATGATGGATTCAGCCTTGCCCAGCCCTTCAGCCAGCTTGGCCTGACCATCGGACCAACCGCCCAGCCAGTCCTGCAGACAGACCGGCGAGACGTGATCGGGCGCGACACCATCATCGCCCCGCATCCCGGCCCGGAAACCATCGGCCCGAGCCCGGGCCAGGTCGTCGGCAGTATCGCCCAGGGGCAGTTCAATCTGCTCGCCAACCGGCAGGCCCTGAAAGCGCATCCGGGCCTGACGCTTGGTCTCGTGGTGCAGGAATTCCGCTTCCGTCAGATCCTGCAGCGCCAGAACATCCTCAAACTCCTTGCGGGTCATCTTCAGTTCGCCGCGGGCCTGCGAGAAGAACCCGTTCACGGCTTCCCGCTTGACGTCATAGGCAGCCTTGGCGACCTCGGCCTCCTTGCGGGCCTGCCGGATACGGTTCGAGAACCAGAGTTGTAGGGCGGCGGCTTCGTCCTCGGTCAGGACGTCGCTGTTATGGCCGGGGCCTGCGGTCTTGGGTTTGCGGGCCATGGCGGCCTCCTCTTCAATCGAGCCGATGGGGCCGGCCCTGCCCGTAAGGTCAGTGCCGGACTTCCTGATCATCACCGGTCATTGAGCCCTGCGGCCCCGGCGGAGAGACGATCTGATCAGGCAGCGCGGCGTCCGGCGGACCGCATGGGGAACTGGCTGCAGGGTTCTGGTCGCCCGTCAGCAGGGCGTAGAGCTGGGGAAATCGGGTCACAGCATCTTCTCGGCTGCTTCCCGGGCGCCGCGCACCCGGTCCAGCGACTCGGCGACGGCGGCCTCGGCCTTCGACAGTTCGTCGATCTCGCGCGGGGTCAGCTTGCGGTCAGCCAGGGCCTTGCGGGTCAGGCGCTGCAGTTCCGACCCGGCTTCCGACAGGTCGCAGGTGACGGCTTCCAGGTCTTCGCTGACCACGCCGGGCTGAACCCGGTCGAAGATGGCGGCGGAATAGATCGCCCGGCCGCAATAGGCCTCCAGGTCGCACATGACGTCCGCCGGCATGAACAGGGCCGAATGCGGGTTCTGGTAGTCCGACAGCTTGGACTTGCTGACCCGGCAGGCGGCGGCGGCTTCGTCCAGGCCGTGGCAGGCGTCGATCAGGAGCCTGGCCATGCGGGCGTGTTCTCTGGGGTTCATCGGGTCGTTCCGGTTATGTGCTGGGGGTCTGTCCCGGTGACGTCCGCCCTGCCCTGCCCCATGGTGGCGCCATGGAAAGGAGCGAGAAAAGCGGCCGGGACCGAAGCCCCGGCCAGTTCAGGGAGGAACGCCCCAGGGGGCGGGGTGACGCGGTTTCCCGCGAAGTGTTGCGCCCCGGCCGGTCCATTATGGCCGGAGCGCGCCGCAGTCGCGGCTTCTGCCAGCGATGCGGGGTTGGTGTTCATGCGGCTTGGTTGGCCTCGGGCAGGGCAATCCGTCGCCCGGCGGCCTCGGCCAGCTCTTCCAGCGTGGCCAGCCCCATGTCGGTGAGGGTCGCCCAGTACTCGCCGGGGATTGAGTTTCGCTCTGCCCACCGTTGCGGTGTGCTTTGGTGGACGGACACCCCGCGCGCCGCCAGAAGGCGAACAAGCGCGGACGCTCCAACGTCGGTGACGATCTGCCGATGATTTCTCATGGGCCTTTGGATAGCACGTATCGTGCTAGCTTCAAGCACAAACTGTCGTTAGACGACTCCCCGGCCCTGCGCGACAACGATCGAATGACTATTGGGGCTCGCATTGCAAAGGCACGGAAAGCCGCCGGGTGGTCACAGGCCCGGCTGGCAGAGGCCGTTGCGCAGGCCCAGACGACAATCTCATCTTGGGAGCGGGGGCGCACCGAGCCAGGCCGCATGAACACCTGCACCGCTGAGAGAGGGTTGCTGATCAGGCATAGGACCACTCCCGAGTAGGCTTGCGCCATCCTCGGAGCGGTCCCTCCTGCAATCGTCCTGCACCAGCCGAGCCGATGGGCGCCTTACAGACCCCTGCGTCCCGACGCGGGCGCAAGGTTGGCAGCTGCTGTTCAGCGTCACGTCACGCTGGAGGCCGGGTCTCTGCCTTTCGGACTACCCTTGGCTTTGGCCTCTATCCCGTGGTTGCCAGACACCTCGCGCCGCCACCGTTAACCGACCGGTTCATCGAGGGCCTGAATATCGGATTGTGCGATTTTCGCCTGGACGGTATGACTACCGCGCGCCTGGGGATTGTTCGAGCAAGTCCGATCTTCAGGAGGAGGAGAGGCGCTGGTAACGCCCTCCTCCATCGCGCCCCTCACGGAACGCATCCAGAACATTGCTGAGTTCGCCCGGATTGCCAAGGGGCCGTCTACGACATTTTGTCTGGAATAGCACATTTCGTGCTTGCATCGGTTAGCACGTTTCGTCATAGTCTGCCGCATACGAAGCGAGAGACACCCATGGCCGAGTGCCAGAACCACCAGAAAATGACCGCCGCCGTTGCGCGGTGGATCGACGAAGCCAGCAAGCTGCCGCGCGGCGCGACCCTGCTGAACAAGCGGGCCGACCTGGTCGAGGAATGGCGCGGGCAACTGCTCAAGGCCGCCTGTGCTGACCGTGATCCGCCCGCCCATCTGGTTGGCCTGACCGCCATCGACCTGATCGAGGCCGAGGGTCAGCTGCGGACGGCGGCTGCTGGCATGTGCCGGGTGGCGGCATGAGCAACATCGTTCAACTCGACACGGTCCGCGGCTGCGCTGCCGACCACGACCGGCTGATTGCCGCCCTGGGCGAGTATGAAGCCCAGGCCCGTTCCGACGTCAGCCTCTACAGCGCCCTGCGCCGTGCCGCCGACCGTTGCGGCTACCCGGGCGGCGTCTCTCTCCTGATCTGGGCGCGGGCTCGCCGGCGCTCATACCGGTCCATGATGCAGGGCGCCGTCCGTGAGTTGGCCGCCGGCATTGCCGTGACAAACAGCCTCGAGCTGGCCCGCGCCATTCGCACTCTGACGACCGACGACGGTCCGACAGGTGCGGCATGAACCGGACCCTTTCCGCCCGCGATGCCGCGGAGGCAATCGAGCAATTCGGCGATGACCTCGCCGCGCTGAACCGCGCCTTTGACAGCCTCTGCCGCCGGATGCCGACCGCCGCTCTCGATGCCATCAACAGCATCCCGGACGCCGAGGAACTGGACACCATCATCGATGGCTTCCGCGCCGCCGGTCAGCGTCTCAGCGCCGAATGTGATGAGGCCGAGGAGGCCCTTGACCGGCGCCGGGAGAACCCTCTGGAGCCGATCTTCGGAAGGATGGGGCGATGACCCCGGCTCTTCCCGAACGCCCCCGGCCTCGCAAGCACTGCGACGGCTGCGGGGTCACCCTCCTGCGGGCCTTCAAGCCCGTCAAACGCGCCACCGGGCGCCGTGTCTGCCGCGATTGTGCAGAGTTTGAGACCGGCCTGGTCTCCGCTGAATGGGATGCATGAACATGAGGATCGACCTGACCGGTATCCCCGGCTTCAAGGCTGACGGCCCGCCTGCCAACGACTGGCGCCCGGATCGGCCGTTCCCGGTGCTGAAGATCGCCGGGGCTTTCCTGATGTTTGTCGGCGCCGTGGCCATGGCCTGCGTTGGCCTTTGGATGGCGATCGGATGACCGTCAAATATCACCACGACCTCATCCAGGGATCCACCGCCTGGCTTGAAGCCCGGCTCGGCCTGATCACCGCCAGCGAGATGAAGTTCATTCTGACGCCGACCCTGAAGGTGGCCAAGAACGACAAGGAGCGGGCGCAGCTTTTCAACCTGCTGGCCCAGCGCATCGCGGGCTATGTCGAGCCCGGATACACCGGCGACGACATGTATCGGGGGCATGAAGACGAACTCGACGCGCGCCTCGCCTATGCCGCCAACTATGCGCCGGTTGAAGACTGCGGCTTCATCACGAACGACCGCTGGGGCTTTGTCCTTGGATATTCCCCGGACGGCCTGGTCGAGTCCGATGGCCTGATCGAGATTAAGAGCCGCAAGCACCGCTTCCAGGTTGAAACGATCCTGGACAGCATCGGCCAGAACACCGCGCCGGCAGAGTTCATGCTGCAGCTTCAAACCGGGCTGTTGGTCTCCGAGCGGAAGTGGATCGACTTCATCAGCTACAGCGCGGGCCTGCCGATGGCGACCGTCCGCGTCTTTCCTGATCCCGACATCCAGACCGCCATCATCGAGGCCGCCGCTGCATTCGAGGCCCGGCTGTCCGAACGCCTCGACCAGTTCACCGCCATCCTCAAGTCCGACGCGCGCCTGCTGGCGACAGAGCGTCGGCTAGACCGGGAGATCACGTTTTGAACCTGTTGCCCACCATCACCCCCAAAAGTGACCAGCTCAATGCTGACGACCTGATTGGGCGGACCATGACCATCACGATCACCAAGGTCGCGCCTGGTGGCGAGGACAGCCCGGTCGCCATCCACTTCGAGAACGACGACGGCAAACCGTTCAAGCCCTGCAAGTCCATGCGCCGGGTCATGGTGCAAGCCTGGGGCCCGGAAGCCGCGGCCTATGTCGGGCGCCGGTTGACCCTCTACCGTGACGACAAGGTTGTCTTTGGCGGCCAGGCAGTCGGCGGCATTCGCATCAGCCACATGTCGAACATCGACAAGGATCTGGTCATGGCCTTGACCGTCTCCAAGGCCCAGCGCCGGCCATACATGGTCAAGCCGCTGAAGGACGCCCCGAAGATGTCGACGCACGTCAGCACCGCGCCCCTTGTCGAGCGTGTGGCCGCCTTCAAGGCCCGCTGTCAGGAGGCGACGACCACCCTGCGACTGAAGAACCTCCACGCCGCCAGCAGTGCCCTGCGCTCCGACCTGGACGCCTCTGATCCCGAGGAAGCCGTCGCGCTGGACGACTGGTTCAACGCGCGGTTCGAGGAGGTCCAGGCGGCTGAAGACGAAGCGCGGAGGGCTGGGCAATGAGCACCCGCGTGACCATTGAGCGCTCCCTGCGAGATGATGACGGCGGCGGTTGTCGCGGCTGGACGCTTCAAATCGCTGACAACGAAATTGCCATCGGTGGCCGGGAGCCCGGCTCGGCCAAGTTCACGATCCGCGTCGCCGACATCGGCGAGCTGATCGGCGATCTGAACGCCGCCGCTGATGCCGCAGAAGCATTGGAGGGGAAGTGATGACCGCCTCAGCTACCCCCGATCTGTTCGGCGCAGTGCCCCCACCATGGGGGCCGGAGGTCGGGCAGCCCGCATGGTTTGAGGGCGAAAAGTTTGTTGTCCGCGACATCCACAATGGTTTTGCATGGGCCGCAGATATGGACGGCGACATGTATTCCATTCCGACGGTTGACCTTCGCGAGCCTCCGAAAGGGGGTGAGGCGTGAGCGCGGAAACACAAACCTTCCCAACGGTCGATGTGCTTTCGACAGTCACCGGCGTTCTGATCGGGGAGATGGCTGGCGTCTATGGCGTCCTCAGTTGGATGACCGGCGAAAGCGTCTACACCCACCAGATACCGCGCATTGGCCGCGAGGCCGTGCCGGTAATGGTCAAATGTCATCCCAGCCTTCAGATGGCCATCGACGAGGCCGCGCAGGTCAATCGTGACAACTGGCAGGAATGGCGCGACCGCTGGCTTGAAAGATACGGCCCCACGCTGGGCGTTCCAAAGATGACGGCGGACCAACATGAATACCGGGAGCCGCTTTCGGAACTGGCCGAGCGGGTTCCCCCCGGCAGAATTGTTGTGGTCGAAGTTCCGTCGAAAGGAGATGCGTGATGGCTGAAGATCAAGCCCCCGCCCCGGTCGAAGCGCCCATCAAGTCGGGGAGCAAGGTGACGGTGGAGTTGACCTATGAGGGCCTGATGGACGATCCGATGTGCGCCGCCATTACATGGCCCAACGGCATGACCGAGCCGGTCTTTTTCGACAACATCAAAGACCTCCCCTGGCTCCCCCCCGCTCCTGTCCTGCGGGTTGGGGGGAGGGCTAGGACCATCATGGGCACTGAGGTGCAGATCAAGGCCATCGACGGCAGATGGGCGTTTGTCAGAAACGCGCGGGACACATATGGGGCAGCCCCGCTTTCCGACCTCACCCCCTTGGAGGATGAGGGATGACCATACCAGACATTGAAGGCCTGCAACGACGTGTCGCGGCCATCATCATCCGCGACGTGTTGCAGGAGGAGCCCGACGATCTGGTCGAGGGCTATCTGGACGAAATAATGCTCGCGGCCCACAGGATTATACAACTGCCAGCCTATCGGTTCGTGGCTGAAGGCTATGCCAACAACATCGCCGCCGAACTCACCCGCCTCCGTGCCGAGAACGCACGGCTGAGGGCGGCGGGTATGGTTTTGATTGAGTGGTCCGAGATGTCTGCCCTGTTGCGCTTTCATGAGGCCTTCAAAGACCTCCGCGCCGCCCTCAAGGAAGGGGGTGGAGAGTGAGCCGCCCCGCCCCTCCTGTGGAGGTGAAGGGATGAGCATTGCAGACCTGATTGCATGGCACAGGGCCGCGCTTAAATCAGCCGGGCCTGAAGCCGCTGCAATTCATCAAGACGCCATCGAAACGCTAGAATGGTGCGTTGAACTGCCCGCGTGGGGACCTGGGCCATATGGCCGCGAAGCATCGTTTGAACGGCTCTTGGGAGCGACAAACGAAATGCTCGCCAGCAATGCGGAAATGGTTATGGAAGAGGCCGAGATGGGGCCTCCTGACCCCGATGACGACAGCCTGAGGGCTGACAAACAGTTTTGGCTGTCACTCAATAGCGCCGTCGCTGAGCGCATCTGGCCTGTTGATTCGGTGAAATGACGAAACACAGCTATATTTTCCTGTTGCGCCATACGCAATATCTGCTAGGTTAAGTCATCGCTTGCGGGGAATGGTTCCACGGGGCGATGGGAAACAGACCAATGACCGAACTGACCATCTTTCAAGATTATGACCGCTACATCATCGCCCCGCGCGCTCAGTCTTGCCTGTCGATGACGACTGGCCTTTGGGAGGCCTACAGCATAAAGCAAGCGCGGAAATTGCTGGCCGAAGCCCGCGCCATGACCCCGGAAGCGGTCAAGGCCGAACTGCAAACTTTCTGGACTGACGGACGGTTCGAAGCGGCTTGCGAGGCTGGAAAGTTCGGTGCGGAATGGTGAGGGCCAAAGAGCCCCTGTCATATTGGCAGGGGCTTTCCACTCAGAAGCTCTTAGAAGGATATGCCTTGCCGCATGTCCGCAAGTGCATGGACGAGGGCCATTATGTTCGGGCCTTTGTCCTCGAGGAACTGGCCCGGCGCCTCGAGGCCCTCGACCCACCGGAGAAGATATGACCGCCGACGAATATCGCGCCGCCCTCAAGGCGCTGGGCCTTACCCAGGTTGGCGCCGGCAAGCTGCTGGGCGTGTCGGCCCGCACCGCCCAGACCTATGCCGCCGAGGGACCAAGCGGCCCGGCTGCGTTCGCCATTCGGCTCTTGCTGTCAATGAGCGAGGGCGACCGGGCGACGTGGCTGGCATAGAAAAAGCCCCCCGGCGTGAACCGAGGGGCTTCTGATATTGGCGGCGCGATATGTCAAAAAAGCCGGGATTTTTTGACATATCCGAGGAACATGTTAATGTTTTGAACGATCCCGCGAAGAACCGTCAACAGAAACTCCGCCAGCGTCACAACTGGCGGGGTTTTTCGTGACCCGAGGCCGAAGCCTTCAAGGGTGAAAGGCCAGCCTTACGCTGCCGGCCTTGTGTTAGGTGAGGGGCGATCAGCGATCCGGCGGATGACAGGTCAGCCGGGCGTCATAGCGAGTTATTCACCGGGCTATAATCAGGCCGCCCGCCCGCTTTCAAACAGACGCCGCTTCCATTTCAGATAGTCGGCGGCCTCCTCCAGGGAGAAGAACGGCTTGATGAATCTGACCGGATCGTTGGAAAACGCAGGGTCGATCACCGCAGCCATAGACCTCGCCCAGTTGGATTCCTTGAATCCCTTCTCTTTGGCGTAGTGGTCAAAGTCCTTGTAGGTCCCGACGCGGAACCCATGACAGAGCCGGGCTGGGTCGTTGTGCCAAATCGGGATATAGCCCGAGTTGTGGCGATGCCCGCAGGCCAAGATGTTGTCACGGAACCCGAACAGGGTTTCCCTGACCAAAGCGTGAGCCGGGTTGAATTGAGACCCGCCGGGGAAGTCGTGCCGGCAATTCATCGTGAACTCAGCGCCGGACGGCAGAACCACCCGCATCCTGGCGCCGACGTTTTCATAGAGCCCCGGCATCTTCTTGAGCCGGTGGATCACCTCGGAGACATCGCCCTTCTGCGTGTTCCAGGTGTCGTGATTGCCGCCGACGGTGACCAGCCAGGGCAATTCGGACAGAAGCCACTCGATCAGGGTCAGGGCTTGCCGGGACGTGACTTCCTGATTGGCATAGAGCCCCATCAGGCGACCGACCCAGTTGTTGGTCGAGTCGCCAATGTTCACCGCCATGAACCCCGGCGTATCCCGGCAGACAGCCACGTCCCTGGACAGGTCGCCCCAGGCGCAGCCCGGATCGTCGATGTGGGGGTCGCCAAAGAAGGCCACTGCGATTGGCCCGTCGATGTTGACCCGGACCGTTTGCAGCTTGGCGGCCTCAGCGTGAACCGCGCGCTTGGAATGGCGCTCGGTCAGTTGAGCAATCAGGGTTTCTGCGTCCGGTTCGCCATCGCCGGGCAATGGATCGACGGTAAAAGCAGCCGGCGCTCTCTTGGGTCGATAGTGGCTTTCGTCCACTTCCAAGCCGTGGTTCGCCTTGGCCGACCGAAGGCGATTGCGGATCGTCGGGATGGAGAGGCCAAAGCGCCGGGCGGCTTCTTCGCTGTAGCCCTTGATACCTTCTGCTAGAATTTCGTGGCAGACTTCGATAGTCTGTTCGGCCAACTCCCGCGACATGGGAGGCGCGCCTCCCCGGTTCACGGGCAGGCCTTCAGGGCTATGGCCGCTCGCATCCACCCTTGCCGGCCCCAGTCCCTTGCCGCCGCCTCGCCGGTCAGGAACGCCGCCAGATCGGCCCGCTCTTGGTCAGTGACAGGCGCAACGAGACCACCCTGCACCGGAGGTTCTGGCTTGACGGGCTGACAGAGCCGGGGATCGGGTGCGATGGGCGCCGGAACATCAGCGGGGGGCGAGAGCGTCTGACAACTCGCGAGAGCCAATGACGCTACGGACAGGGCAGCCAGTCGAATCATAGGTAGGCACCTTCTGAATGATGGTCTGAATTGCGGATGCCGATCGGCGGGCAGCAGAGACGCGGGCGTCACATTGCGCCCCAGCCTCAGAAACGGCCCGTTGAGCCCTTCCCTGCTCTTCCCGGCGTAGAGCGTCGGCTTGGCGATAGGATGCCTCCCATGCGCGCGCCCTGGCCGTCTCGCGGGCGGTTTCGAGGCGGGAGGCGTGAAGGCTGGCGTCGGAGGCCTTCAGGCGCAGGGTCTGGACCCCGGCGAAGGCCAACACGCCGACAAAGATCAGCAACGGCCAGTATCGTTTGATGAGGAACAGGGCGGCGGTCATTTGGGCCTCGGGTTTCTGCGGCTCCACGCCCAGTCGCCTAGCAGGCCGACTACAATCGCCATTGCCACGAGAAACATGGCGCCGACTTCAGCGGCGCTCACTTGGCCACCTTCAGGTTTCCTACCCAAACGTCGCGCGGGATTTGCGCCGGGGTCTGGGTCGGAGGCGAATAGGTCTGCCCGATCCGCTCCAGCTCTGCGGTCAGGTCGGTCTGATTCAGGCTGACCCCGGCCAGGCGCTTGATGGCGTCGGACAGGATCAACAGCGTATCTTCGGAACAGGTCATTCAACCACCTCCAGGTCACGGTCGCCGCTTTTCCAGATTTGCTCCCGAACGGCTCGCGGGAGAATGATGCAGCCATGCGAGGCCGTTCCGGGGTTGCGGATCGAATCCCCGTGGATACGAAAGGCCCCCCTGCCCGTCTCATCGTGGGTGTCGTCCGGGGTGGCATCGGCCGCGAACAGCTTCAGGGCATACGGCCCGACGTTCTGGCTGTTGTAGAGTTCGACAATCTTCCACCGGCCGCGCGGAATCGGTCCGACGCCCCTGGCCGCTTGCATGGACGGGCTGTTCTTGCCGCGCCCGAATCCGCTGTAGCCGGTGGCGACTGGAGCGCCATCGTGGAACAGCCGGCCGCTGGATTGGTGGTAGGTCCACATTACGGCTTGATCTCCGTCGTCGTTGTCGTGGTCACAGTCGGCGGCTCGTCATCCCGCTCGACATCGGCCTTCACGCCGTCTTTCCCGGCGGATAGCCCCAGCTTCATTCCGGTGATGCAGACCAGGGCGACCAGCACCATCAGCGCCGCCGCGATCTGGCCTTGGCCGAGCAGGTCAAGCTGCTGTTGCTGTCTCGCCGCCGCCCAAGGCCCGCGCCAGATCACCAGCCCGTAGCCGACGAACACCAGAGTCAGGGCCATCCCCGCGCCAAGCTGCGACCAGAACCGGAGCGACCCGGCTGCGAGCATGGCCGACCAGATCCGGCTCATGGCGGCGCCGGCGGATGGGGGAGCAGGCCCGCAACCCACCCCTTGAAGCCAAGGATAATCAGCGCGCCAAACATCACGATGGCCCCGATGAACCCCATGCCCTTCGTCTTGAGGTCCAGAAGCCCCTTGACGTCCGCTTTCAGGCGCAGCACCTCGCCGACCAGGCCCGATCCGCCCATGCCCTTGCCGTCTTCAGCGGGTTTTCCGATTGCGGTCAGCAACGCCTCATGCTGGCTCTTCATCTCGCCAAGCGTCTTGCGAACCTCGGCGCGGAAAGCCTCCAGGTCTTCATGGTTCCGCCCGTAGGGGTCGCGGGGCTGCATGGCCATCAGAGCAAGCCCGGTTGATTCATGTGCATGTGCTGCCCTATGGTGAGGTCATGGAGACAGAAGGCCAATTCCGGGTGATCGACCCAGAGACCGGAAAACCGCGCCCTAAGGGGACGGAGGAGTGGACCGAGGCCGAGTTTCAGACGTGGAAGCGGTTGCCCTGGTGGCGCAGATACGGCGTCATCTTCCCGCCAATCGGATGGTTCACTATCTTGGCAACCGCTGCTGCTGTTGTATTTGCTGTAGCCCGCTCATAGCCGGAACCAGCGCGTTTCTCGGCGCGTAGGTGACCCTTGGCGCTTGTATCTGTGACAACGCATTCATCGCCCGAATGCCGGGCCGTGAATAAGCCCCCATCCCTGCCCCAGCCACTGCCGCAGGAACCAGCACAAGCGGATTTGAAGTCGCTGACGCCAGTGCGCCGGAACCGCCAAACAGGCCAAGCGTCCCAAGCCGCCCAGCCGTGCCGCTGTCTGGAATGGTGGCTGGCAAGAGGGATTCCGCATCACCAATCAAATCTTGCATCCGCCCGCGACCAGCAGCCGAGGCGCGCTTTCTCACCGATTGATCGGCTTGAACCATCGCCCTGCGAGCTTGCGCCGGGCTAATGGTTCCGTCTGGCGTCTTTGCCGCGGCGCGCTCAATGACGGTCAAGTTTGAATAACCATGATCGACTGCCTGGATGGCCGCCGCTTCGTTCGGATTTGTCCGCCTGACTACGTCAAGCAACGCATTGTCAATGCGGCGAAGATATTGGCCTAGCTGCTGTTCACTCGCCACCGCAGAGCCGGAATATTGCGAGGCAAGATTGCCTACCTCGCTTTGCACCAGCTTAAATTCCCGGCCCGTTAACGGCTGGCCCGGCGCAAGTCGCCGGTTAACAATCTGGTCAATCACGCGCTGAAGCTGGCCTTGCGCGCCATCTGGCAACACTTGAGCCTCTTGCATCACTTGCATGATGTCGGCGTCAAGTTGCGGGTCGCGCTGGACCGTCACCCGGCCAAGGATGTTGTCATATTCATCCCCGAGGCGCTGCTGAAGATACGCGACGGTTTCGCGGCCCTGCGGGATGTTGTCCGGCAGGGTTTCGCCAAGCGGCTCCAGAACGCGGTTTGCAAGCGCCCTGTTGAATCCTTCAAACGAGCGGCGTTGAGCGTTGCGGATCGAATCGCCCAGAAACGGAACGGACGTTAACTTGTCTTCAACGCCTCGCGCCAAATCCCCGCCTAAAAGCCTGCCGGGCGTCAATTCAATCCCCTCGGCCTGAAGCCTCGCCTGCGGCGTTGTGGCCGCCCGTGGCCTAGCCGGTGCAGTGCGAATCCCAGCAGCAACACCACCAGCCACGCCGCCGACAACCTCACCCACCGCCCGGCCTGTATCGCCGCCGACCGCTTGGCCAATTTCACCGCCCGCCATTGTTCCCGCCGTGGGTAGAATGACGTTTGCAGCCCGCGCCACCGCAGACCCTGGAGACAGTGCGTTAGGCGTCATCATGCCCGCCACTTGTCCCGCGCGGCCCAATCCAGTCTGCGGAACGTATCCGCCGCCTTGCGGAAGGTTCCGCCCCTGCCCGGTATTGGCCCTGGCGGAAGCCATGTCCCGTTGAGCCCCGGACGCATCGCCCGCCATGCCACGGCCCAGCGCCCGACCGCCATAGGCCGCCGACTGGATCACATCCAGCAAGCTGAACTGGTTGTCGGCCCTGGGTTTGGCCCCGACAAAGCCGCCGAGGATGGAAACCATGTTGTCAGGGTCGAGGATGCCCTGAACACCCTCACCCAGGCCGCGCAGATAGCCCCGCCCGGCATCGCTCGCGCCGCCGATAGGGACCACCGGATTACCCGCCTTGGGGTCCGTCATAAAGCGTGGGCCGTTGTCGTTGCGCCTAACGTTACCCTGATAGTCGCGATAAAACGCACCAACAGGCAGCTTGGCAACGGCTTGCCGCGCCTTTGGTGATGTCGGCGGGCCGAGGTTCCCCAGGTCAACAACCTTCTGCCCTTTGGCGTCGGCTGCTGTCGGAGGTGCGGGAACGCGCTTGGCGGGCTTGGCCGGTTGGCTGGCATACCATTGCTTGGCTCCGTTCAGGGCGGTCGCCTCGTCGTTTGCCTCAATGTCTACCGTGCGGCCGTCCGGGACTTCAATGCTGTAGATGGGCATTATTTGACCCCCCGCACTTTGAATTCACCCGTCGCAGGCGGCGGTTTCTTGGGCGGCGGCGCAGGAGCTGCGGGGGCCGTGCCGAACACAGGTTCAGCGCCATTGCGAATGCGCCGCCGGTCAATCTGCTGCTGCCTGAAACGCACCGCCCTAGCATTAATGGTTTGAATTTCATTAAGCCGCTGCATAACGACGCCCTCGTCGTTCATGTTGGCGAATAGTTGCTCCCATGCCCGAATAGCGTCGCCCTCAGTCTGAGTGCCGTTATTCAACGCTAGGGAGTCATCCCGCATCTTTTTCATGCCGGAGACGAAAGAATTATAGTTTCGGTCCTCAGCAGTAGCTTGCCCCATATAGGTTCTGGCTTTAGCCACCTCGTTGCGAACCGGACCGAGGTTGAGCGCGCCAGTTTTGAGTTGGTTAATAAACCCTCCTAACTGATCGGCAATGACTTGGTGGCCGTCGATGGCTGAATAATCGTCATCCTCTGCCTTTTGGATGCCGACAGGCAGGGGCTTGGTGGCGGGCGTCTCAATAGGCGTAATGTCGCCGTCTGGACTAATTTTATAAGGAAGGTTTGGATTGACGCCAAAACTTACCTTTTCCTCACGCGTTGCGGGCCTGTATTGCGCCTTGGCTCCGCCACTGGCAACAACCTTCGCGCTTGGTCCCGAGGCCCCTCGCAGGACGCTTTGGGCATAATCCTGCGTCTTAGGCCCCCACAGCGCCTCATTGGGTCCGCCGTGGTAATACATCAAGGCCTTGACCGGATCGCCGCCGTATTTCTGCATCCCCTCATCAAAATAGGCGCGGCCAAGCCTGCGCTGGTAGTCCGCCGCTTCCGGTGACGTGCCGGTCATTAGCTCCGGCTTCCACGGAACGCCTAGCTTTTGTGCCATCGCTTGCGCCGTTTCCGGCAGCATTTGCGTGAGGCCCTGCGCTTGGCCGTAATCGGTCATTGGCCCCAAAATGCCAGGACGCCCGCCGCTTTCCGTTTTGATCAGGCTTTCGAACAACGCATCAGCAGGAGGCGCAGCCCCAGGCGTGCCAGGACTGACCGCAACCACATCTTGACCGGGGCTGGTGGTAACAATCTGCGGCTTGCTCTGTTCAAACTCCTGCTGTCGCCGCAACGTCGTTTCCGAAAATGTCGGAGGCCGCGTGTAAACGGGAGCCGCGCCGCCGCCCTGCTGGGTTTGGACGACCTGATCGCCAACTTCAAGCGAGGCCGGGTTGTAGGCGACCGACTGGTCGCCAAACAGCAGTTGCTCCCCTTGCCCCAGCTTTGTCGCGCCGAACCGTTCGGTCAGCTTTTTGCCATACTCTTCCGGGTTCAGGATAAGCGCCGCGACCTCGCGCGGGTTGTCCTTGATAACCGGGTAAATCATGGAAAAGATTTGGGCCTGTCGATCCTGGCTGGCCAATGACGCCGCCCGCTCGTCAGCCCGCCGGTTAAATGACGGGTCAACAAATTCCATTATGGTTCGGCCAAATCCACCGCCCTTTCTAGGAACAGGCATGGCAAACGGATTAGACGCCTGTTGTGGCGCAGCCGTTTGGGGCATTGCAGACGCCTGTTGCGGCGCAAACCGGCTTTGCATGTTGGGCGCTGCGCCCATGCCCTGCGGCATCTGCGGCACAAAGCGGCTCTGCATGTTGGGCATAGCCCCCACGTCCTGCGGCATCTGCCGGCGCGGAGGAGGCGCAAGCATTGGATCAAGCACGCCGTCAAAAGGCAGGAACCGATCAGCGGCTTGATAGCCTTGGGAAAGCAGTTGGCGAATATCCATCACCCACCCCCGAACATCTGCATGAGCTTCATAAACGTCTCAGGCGACAGCAGATTGCTTTGACCGCCGCCGCCTTGGCCCATAGGCGAACCGCCCATAGGCTGCGATTGCGGAACGCCCATCCAGCTAGGGTTCCGGCCCATGTAGTTGTTCACAAACCCCGCCCCGTAGTCAGGCCGCTGTTGCGGTTGCTCTTGCCCAGGCTCGCCCTGTTGACCCATTGGCTGCTGCTGCGGAAACCCGAACAGGCCCGGCGCGGTCTGCGGCGTTGGCCCCTGCATGAACCGCGAGTAGGGCTGTGCGCCGTATTGCATGTTTGGCATGTTTGGCATCATTGAGCCCCTTGATAACCAGCAGACGCGCTATAGCCCGTCTGCGATCCGGTCCCGCGTTGGGTGGCGCCGGCGTAGAGGTTGCCGATTGCGCCGAGCAATCCGGTCAGCCCCTGCGACCGCAGGAACGGGTCCTGATATTGCCGCAGGAACTCCTGATATTGCTGGTCGTTGATGTTCTGTTGGGTCGCCTGCTGCTGGTTGCCCATCTGCATCTGGGCGTTCGTGTCGGCCAAGCCCATCTGCTGCTGTTGCTGACCAAGCTGACCCAACAGACCAGCCCCTTGGAGCCCGAATTGCGCGCCCTGGAGGCCCATCTGCTGATTGAAGGCATCCCTTGCGTATCGGCTCTGGATGTCCTGTCCGGCCATTTGCTGGGCGTTCTGATAGCCCTGCGAGCGAAGGCCCGCCGAGGTGGTCGCCGCTTGTCTCAGCGCCGCTTCATTGCTCAGGCTGTCGGCCACCCCTTGACGGCTTCCACCCCATGCACCGCCTCTGGCAAAGGCCGCGCTGTCGGCGTTGATTTGCTGACCGCGTGAACGGTTGATGTCAGCCAGGGAGTTGTCAATGACCTGCTGTTGGTAGGGGTCCATGTATTGCGAAAGATCGGTCTGGCTGATCTGGCCAACGTCGATGTTCTGCGGCCGGTATCCCATGCCCTGCTGCACCGCGCCGACGGCGTTGCCGGTTGCCGTGGAGCCCTGCCCCGGCTGGAAGCTGTCATAGGCCTGCTGTTGCATCTGGGACGTCCCCGCCCCCAACTGTCCCGCGTAGGGCGTCGCCTGCCCCTGCAACAGGTTTGACGCCTGCTGGAAAGTCGGATTGAACAGGGCCATCGTTTGGGCGTTGGGCGTGTAGCTCGTCCGATTGTTGGACGATTGCTTTTCCTTGCCAAACCCGAGGGACAGGGGCATCAGGTTAGCTCCTTCACATAGACAGTCAGTTCTTTGTATCCAGGCAGCGCCCGGCCCCAGCCCTTGCGGCCAGTGCAGACGATGCGGTCAATTCCATCCAGTCGGGCCTTGGCCTCGGCCTGTTCAAGCATGGCCATCAGTTCGGCCATGTCGCCGGCCGCCAGGATCAGATCCATGACCTTGACGTATTGCGTGACCGCCGCCGATTGCTGATCCAGCCAGAGCATGGCCTCGCCTTTGACAATCGCCGCCTCGACTTCCGACAGGTCCGACCCGTCCGAAACCGCCCGCGCGAGGGTCTCTTGCCAACTCACAGCGCCACCGCGCTCAGGGTTCCGTCATCCGCCACGGTCAGGACAAATCGCGACCCGCCGGCAGAGGTCAGGATCACCCGTCCGTCGCCGATCTCGCAGTCTTGTCCGCCGACCAGCACCCGGTCCAACTGCTTGGCCAGTTCCCGGCGAAGCTGCGCCTGGTCGTCGGGGCTGTATTGCCTGGACGGTTGCGGAAGGTTCAGTTTCACCGGCTGGACACCGGCTTGGCGTCTATCCGAGGCAGGCCCCATCTTGCGGAACCACTCAGGAACTCAACCTTCATTTCCACCTGCCGGGCTTGCCAGAGGAAGTCCACCGGGGCGCCAGAGATGGTGTAGGGACCCTTTGTCGTTTCCGTCAGGTTGGGGAACTCTCGCAGGTAGAACGTGACCCGCGACTGGCCTTGCGTCTTTTCGTCGGGGATCAATCCCGAAAGCTGCACCCGCTTGCCGCCGAAGCCCATTTCACCGGGCCATTCGAAGGGTCCGGTCTTGGCGTAGGGATAAACACCCCCATAAGCCGATCCGGTTTCGTGGGAATAGACGTAGCCATCGGCAGCCATCAGATAGGGGTTGTTGGACCCATCCCCGCAGAGGCGCGCTAGAGACCCGACGTTCCAGTCATTCGTCGAATAGTTCCACGACACATAGCGGTCGTTCTCAGTCGCCCCCGACGACGGATAGTGCCACCAGACCTCGTTAAACTGGCTGTTGTGCCAGCCCGAGACCTTGCTGATCTGGTCGCTGTTTATATCCGAAAACACCTTGTCCTGCACCGCGCAGGGGACTGGTTGAGTGAACCCGTTGTAGAGATAGAAGCTGTTGTCAGCCATCCAGACGCAGTTGCCGGTTCCATAGGCAACAGGCGACCCCTTGGACACCGGCCCGCAGCTATCGCCCGCCTTCTGGAAGCCATAAACAGCAGGGAGCCCCTGATAGGACGCCGCCCACAGGTCTTCCGTGGTGAAGATCAGGATTTGGCCCTTGACCTTCCGCGCGCACATGATGACGCCATCGGTGTTGAGCGCCAGTTCGCCTGCCTGATTTAGAGACGTCGGAATCCAGTCGGTGTTGTCGCCCTGGTTCGACCAGACCGGGGAGCGGTTCTGAAAGGCCATCAGGATGGCGTCTTCCGTCACCACGATTCCCGAACAGCCCGTGGGCGCCTCGTCGATCAGGTCAGCCGGAAAAGCTGGGTCCAGGTCCCACTGATAGATTTTGCCGTCGTCTTCCATGCAGCCGACCAGCCGGTCATTCCACAGCGCCAGGGTCCATACAGACGCAGGCGTGATGTCAGACGATCCGGTGCGAACCGTGCCGTATAAGCCTGCACCATAGAGCCCCGTCCCATATCCCCCGCCGACAAGGGCCGTGTCTCGCCCTGCGGTAAAACCAGCCGGGGTGATGTTGTGGATCACGCCCGAGGCCGTCATGACGTATAAGCCAGAAGCCGTGCCGATCGCCGTCCAGGTCGAGCCGCCGTTGTCGCGCCAGGACAGAACCGCCCTAGCCGCTCCAGTGACGGCCGACGTGCTTTTGACCACCCACCCGCCAATGGGCTGTAGATCGGGGTCCCAGCGCACGAGCGAGGCGTCCAGCCACGCGCCCCGGCTTTCCCGTTCCGTGCCCGCTGCCCGCACCCCGGATGGAATGGCGAGGTCAACCCACATCAGCCGAAGACCGAGATATTGATGCCGGACGGGTCCTGCAACGTATTGCCGGCAGTTCGAAACTGAATCCCCACCTGGGTCGTTGACTTGGTGATGATGCCGGGGTCTTCCGAGGCGATCAGCACCGAGCCGGAATAGACCGGCGTGGGATTAACCACCCAGTTTGCATCGGCCCGCGCACTATCCAGCGTCAGAATCCACTTGCCGTTCGATGACTTGGAAAAGGACGTGATGCCCTTTGCAGCCCCAAACGACATCGTTGATCCGGAAGACAGGCCATATCCATAGGCCGACACGGCATAGCCTGCGAACGTCCCCGCGCCGGTCAGAACCTTGGTTGCATCCCCCGTCGCAGGAGCCGGCACCAGCCCCTTGGTTCCGCCTGACCCGCTGTCGCCCACCATTGCGTTGAGAATGGCCGTTGCCTGGGTCGCCGTCAGATCAACCGGCGCGCCCGTTCCAGACGATGCAGCCCGGCCTTTGATGGTGCTTTGCGCCATGTCGGTCAGGGTGAAATTGGAGCCCCCGAGGGTGATCCCGCCCGATCCGGTGTAAACCGTCGTTGAGTCATACTCGACCCATGTAATCGCCGTGGTGTTCAGCGTTCCGCCGGCTGCGGAGGTGCAGTAATATCGCTTGCCCGCAAGTGTGGACCCGCTGGAGACGTAAACCAGAGCGCCCGGCACTTCCGCGTCCCATGCGTCCATGTCCGTCGTGCGCGTCCATGCGCCGGCGCCGGTCGTGTAAATCCCGTTTTCAGCCGGGGCCGTCTGCGAGCGAACCAGAATCCGTGACGCCGAGGTCAAGGTCCCGTCGATAGTCTGTTCACCGCTCAGGGTGATGTTGGCCGTTGTCGCCCGCGTTGCCGCAGCCTTGATCTTCAGGCCGGTTGCGAGGTTGTCCACATATTGCTTGGTTGCAGCCTGTAGCGCCGTCGTCGGATCGGCCGCCAGGGCCACCGTAGAGGCAAACGAACAGGCCCCCGTGAAGGCCGCCCCTTCCAGCTCTGCCAGCGTCTTGGTTGCCCCGTTGCGCCGGAAGAACAGCCCGCCCGTCGTTGACCACAGGTCCCCGTTGGTCAGGTTGGTTGTCGGCGCCGTGCCATGCGGCAGGCGATAGGAGGCATATCCCGAGGCCCCCGCAACTGGCGTCACGCCAATGAACACCCCGGTCAGGGTCGCCCCGGCCTTTGCGGCCATAGTGAACACCCGCCCGTCTATCGCCTCCAGGGTGGCGTTCAGGGTTGTGCCCCAGGTATCGGCCGAGCCGTTGACGACCGGGACCGCCCATCCGTAGTTCGTGGTTGCCATTATCGCGCCCAGCTTTGAAGGGGTTTGTCAGAGGTCGTGCCGCAGATCACCGCGTCCGGGTTGAAGTCAGCGACGTTGTCAAAAGGGAACGCCATTGCGATGGTCCCGGTGATCGGGGTCGCAAGGGTGAACGTCAGGGCCTTCGTGGTGCTGTTCCATGCCCAGCTATTCATTGGTCGTTGAACAGGTGGCGGGCTGCTGCTGGAAAACACCGCGTCCATGTTGGCCGACGCATCCCAGAAGGCGAAACCGCAGGGAGGCGGGCCGGAAAGGGACGGCATGTCGATGGTATCGGCGCCCTCTTGAGCGAGGGTAACGGTGATGGTGACGTTATCCCCTGCCTTGCTCACCGAGGCGATGGTTGGCCCGGCATAGATCGTGACCGGGGCGCCCGCCGTGTTGTTGTAGGACGTGACGCCGTAGCAGGTCTTCGCGACCATCTCCGCAAGGCGGTAGCCGTAGATGGTCTGGCCGACGATTGAGGGATGGACGCTGTCGCCCAGCTCCAGGTCCCAGGTTTCCAGCGCCTTGAACATGGCCGACGAGTTGGCCGTAATCAGCGCGAGTTGCTTCTGCCGGATGCGCTCATAGGCCATCGTATCGGTGTTCGACAGCGACCGGCCCAGCATCGCCCAGGCGATTTTGCCCGTGGTCGAGTTGTTCAGATACTCCCGATAACCGGGGATCAGGCTGTTCCAGGCGTTATACCAATTGGTGGCGCCCTGAACGACTGTAAGGGTCCCCTGGTTAATCGTGCCGGATGTCGCAGCACTGTCGGCCTGCCCTTGGTCTGCAAGCAAATGGACGACCTTGTTCGAGGCGTCGCGGGCCAACATGCTAGCGCGCGCGTCGAAGCAAGTGCCGTCGGCGCTGTAGCCTAGAGGTGTGCCTCCCGTATCGTCATAGTGATACGATGATGCCGACGCCGCTGCGTCCCGGTTCGCTTTGCTCGCGTAACTGCCGCCGATGGCATAGGGGCCAATCTCGATCCCACCGTCTACCGTCGCGGAATTGCCCGAGCCGCGCATGATCTCGGCAAACTTGGTTTTGAATGCGTATCCCGCAGGGCCGTAGTATAGGAACGCCGCCAAGGATTGCCCGATAGCGCCAAACCGGGCGGTGGGATAGCTGCCGAGCGTCGAGACTGTTGGAATAGCCATCTCAGCCTCCGAAATAGGTGATGATCAGGGCCGCGCCGTTCGCTCCGTCGCCGCCCTTGCCGCTTGCCGTGCCTGTCAGGGAGGCTCCGCCACCCCCACCAGCGCCGCCATAGCCGCCGCCGTTGCCTCCGCGCCCGCCGCCCATATCTCCAGAGCCACCACCGCCACCGGACGGGGCCGGGTGAAAGCCGCCAACCTGGGCCGTAGCCGCCTCCGCGTCTGTTCCTTGCGCGCCCGGCGAAACACCCGCCACCCCGGCAATGCCTCCGGTGTTTGCGAGGCCGTTAACCGCAGAGCGCCCGTCGCCGCCTGCACTGTTGGCGTTGCCCGAGGTAATGCCACCCCCGGAAGCCCCACCCATGCCCCAAGCCGTGCCTGAATTGACCCCAGCCGCCCCCGTTGCCGAAGCCGCTGCGCCCGTTGCTGCGTTCAGCCCCTGGAAGGTTGAGGCGGTTTGCGTGTTTGTCCCAGTCCCGCCGCCGAGGCCGCCTTTCGGGGCGGTAGTATAGGCGTAGTAGATGGCCGAAGAGGAGCCAAAGGTGGTTTCCACGCCATCCGCTCCGGAGTTGGACGTGCCATTGGTTGAGGTTGACGCGCCGCCCGCGCCGCCCGTGCCGACGACGACGTTTATGCTGCTGTCGAGGTCAGAAGCCTTGCGCGTGAACCGGACCAGCGAAGCCCCGTTGCCGCCATTCCCGCCAGTGCGGATAGCCCCGGCATTCCCGCAGCGACCCGACCCACCCCCAGCCCCGCCGGGAATAAGTTGGCCCTCGATGGAAAAGGCAAGCGGCGGCTTGATCCAGGCCGTCGTCCCGGTTGCGGTGTAGCGGTCAAACTTGGGCGCAATCTGCCAGCTATCAACTTCCCAAGCGCCCGACCTGACCCGCAGCGTCACCCTGTCGGCTTGAGATGTCAGCCACGCGCGGTCCACTGCCGAACCGGCGCGGCGCACGGCAATATAATTCGTGTCGCTAGAAGACTTTTCGTAAGTAATCCATGTGCCTTCAGGAAGGTTGCTGGCTGAAGGCGTGCTGATTATGCACCCCGCCCCGGCGCTGCTGTCCAGCAGATTGATCGACAACAAATCGGCCTTGACGCTGTCGTTCGCTCCGACTGCAAGCGTCTTGCTGCTATATCTAAACGCCCCTTCTGTTGCCGCCGTGTAGTCAATCAAAAGAAAGGCCGACGTTGACTGGCGACGAACCGCAATGCGGCTGTTGTTGGGAAGTTCTAAGGTTTGACCCGCTGTCGTCAGGCCCGCTACTCTGCCCGTAGAACCGAAAAACAGCGTTGAGCTTGAAGAGCCAATCGACGTGCAGAGATCAAAAATCTCCCCGAATGCAACGTTGCTCAGGTCGTAAATCTTGTTTGCACCAGACACGTTCCAATAATAATGTCCGGTTCTGACGTTCTTTGACGGATCAACAATCTGCCACGTGTTGGCGTCTGCTTGGATGTCGAGTTGATTGGCGTCGGCTTTCAGGGCGCTGAACGGCAGCCGCTCCGCCCTAAGCGCCCCTTGGTTGGCCGATCCGATGTTGCCGACAAGGAAATACAGGTTCTCGTCCGCCAAAGACCGGGACGGCAGGCCGGTGTTGCGCACGTCCGCAGGCACATCAGACAGCCAAGCCCCGCTGTCCGGTGACAGGCTGATGGCCTGACCCTTGGTCGTGATGGTCGCCAACGCCGTAGCGTCCGAATCTTTCAGCAGGACGTTGCCCGCCGCATCGCTGACTTTGACCGCCTCGATCCGGTTTCCAGCATCCACGCCAGAAGCCATCGGGAAGGTCAGGGTTACGTCCGTCGATCCGGTCGTGACCGCCAGGACCGCGTTTAGATAGTTGGCGTCAGGGTTGCCGCCCCCGCTCATCGTCGCGCCCGTCCAGGCGCCATACCCGCCCGTCATGGATACGGTTGTCGTGTAGGCGTTTGGAGCCGTCCCACCCGTAAAAGCGCGGATGTTGAATTGATTGCCGCCCCAGTCGCTCTCGACCAGCGCGTGTACCGCCGTCCCCGTGCCGTAAATCTGGCCAGCCCCGGCGCCCTTGTATGTCGTCGCCCTGACAGCCGCATCCAGAAACGCCAGTTGCAGGTAGCCATAGGCCGCCGTCATGGTCGGATAGGCCGCAACAATCGTCGCGTTGGGGATGAGAATTTCGTTGGCCGCTCCCGTCAGGGCCGTTTTCCATGTGTAGGTCCGACTGCCAAAGGTCACGGTATTGTTGTTCGAGAACAGGCGTGGAGCCGGTAGCGCATCCTCGTCCAGCGGGTCCGCGCCGTCGCGCTGGATCGTCAGGGTGCTTGACGCCTTGAGGCTCAGGTTCGTGGTTGCGCTGATCTGAACCACCCGCTTGGCCGTGGCCCGTGGGTCAATCAGGACGTTGCCGCCGCCAAGGCCGTTATCAACCAGCGCCGTCGTTGCGCTCCATGTCGCCACCTTCGTCGGATCGACCCAGACCTGATTGTCAGCCGACAGGCCCACAAACTCAGCCAGCCGCGTCGTGCCGGTGACTTCCGCCAGTTCAAGCACGCAGTCGGAGGCGTTGCCGCCCTCTTCCTGGCTATCCGACATCGTGAACAGCAGCGTATTGCGGGCGTTGCTGTCCGTGTATTTCGTCGGACCCGAATAGACCTTGCGCGAAGACCGGACCCGGAACAGAAACTCATTTCCCGCAGCCCGCGCGCAAGTGACTTCGCAGCCCTGCAAGAACCGGGCGCCGTCGCTGTTTTCGACAGACCAGGCCTTCATCTGGTCTTCGCCAGCCCGCTGCCGGATCGTGACAACACCGCCGATCAGGAAGCCGGGGGCGTTGGTGATGTTGACCGCGAATTTGGAGCCAGCGCCGTCCGCGTCCGTCGTGACATGCTGGTCAGTGACCAGAATATCGCCGCCGACGCCCGTGCAAGCCTCGACAATGGCGACAGCGGAGTGAACCGAATAGCAGTTGATGGCCTTCCAGGTCAGGTTCTTGCACCCGCGCGCCTTGAAGACCGCCCCGCCCTCGTAGGTGTAGGCCGTCACCGTGCCAACGTTGACGTTCCAGCTTTCCTCGAACACGTCCGTCGAGTTGGACAGGTAGATGACGTGCGGCTGCCCGCCGTTGACCCTGTGGCCCAGCCACTCGGTTGTGACGTTATCAATCGTGAAGTCGCGCTGCTTCTTCGCCAGGATGCCAAAGTCGAACTCGTCCAGCGTGACGTTGCGGATGACGTTGCCGTAGTTCTGGATAGAGGCCGTCTGGCTGGCATTGGCCGCCGTGGCGTTCTTTCCCTGAAGGCAGATGGACGTGTGGAAGCCCGTAATCGTCAGGCCGTCGATCAGGATATTCGAGGCGCCGTAGGACGTGACCGCAGACGTGCGGTTGGCTTTGCCGAGGGGGCCGAGTTCGGCGTAGGGGCTTTGCGGATTGGCTGCGTTCCATGAGGTTTGCCAGCTAACCGTCAGCCAGTTGGCGACCGGATAGGTCGGGTTGGCCGCGTTCCATGCCGTCGCCCAGGCCGTCCACTGTCCTGCGGTCCAAGAGAAGTTCGGCCGCGTATAGGTGGCGACCAGCTCGCCCGGCCCGATCAGCGCAGCGCCATCGCCTGACAGGTGGAAAATCGGCCGGGTCGGGCAGCGCGTCCTGATCTCGACCGTGCCGACAAACACGATCTGCGTGTTGGCTGGAACGTCGATCGGCGTCCCGGTTTGCAGGATGTTTGGCGAATGATAGCCGTCGGCGTGTGGCGTGACCCGGATTTGCTTGCCGGCGTTGGCCGCAATGAACGAATTGACCCACGCCGTATCGTTGAGGCTGGTAATGACCACCTCGCCCAGTTCGGAGATATAGGCCCGATCCGAGGGGGGCTCGCCGTTTTCCGTCGCGGGCGTCCAGGTCGTGTTCGCAGACGATCCACTGGGATCGTTCTGGTTCGACGGTGGCTCACCGTTGCTGGTTTGCGGCGTCCAAGTGGTCATACGGCCGCCCCCAACCGGATCATGTACTGCTGCATGGCGTTGTAGAAGGCGGCGTGCTGGGCGGCGGCCCAGGCGTTGGCGCCGAACATGCAGTAACCGAGGGTCGAGGCGCGGGGCAGGCTCAGCGATCCCCCTTGGTTATACCCGCCGATGAACAGGGCGATGTTGACCAGCGAGGAGCCGGGCGAGGTCAGGGTCGGGGTGAGCCCCGCAACACCGTTCTTGTAGCCAGCGCCAGCCGTCCCGGTGGCCGCCGCCACGATCAGGCCCCGGCTGTCAGCAAAGCCGGTGACGTATGCGACGTTTGTCGTGTTGATTGTCGCAAACGCGCTGGACCCGTTATAGGGCAGGATGTGGACCGACTGTGTTGGGGTCACAACGTTCGCGCCGAACGCCCGTCCCGTTGACGCCACGTTTGTCCGCTCGTAGACCCCGATCATCTGGGAAGTGCCGGTCGCGCTGGTCGCATGGGTCGAGGGGATGAACCCGGTGTTGATGTAGCTGGTTGCGCCGTCGAAGGCGTAGCCCCGATCGGTTGTGAACGTCGGGCTGTTCGTGGCCGTCATGGTCCGCAGGTTTTTCCAATCCACCAAAGCCGACGCGGTGTTCTCGGCGCAGAGGACCGGCAGGAAGTCGAGGGCGTTCCAGACGCCAGCACCCTTCAGGGCGCGGATGGTGTCGCTGACCAGCCGACCACGGGCGCCGCTGACATTGGCCTGACCGACAGCCGCAATCCAGCGGGCAGCGTCGATGTCAATGGCGCTCGCGCCCAAAACCGTTGTGACCGACCGTGCAAGGCTCATCAGTTTCGGATCACACGAAGACCAACGGTGATGTCCGACGTGCTGCCGAGCGTTGGCGTCGAGCGAGCCACCAGAACGCCAAACAGCGACGTTCCGGCCAGACTGAACGGCAAGGCCAGATTCCCCGCCTGGGCCACGGAGGGCGTCCCGAGGTTGGTCCAGTCAGCGATATGGACAACCCCGATGACCTTGTCGAAGTCCGCCGCGTTGACGGCCAGGGCGGCGTTGTCGGTGAAGGTAGAGGCGGAAGGATCGGCGTTGAACAGGATCAGATCCACAGCGCCTGTCTGGGCGGATTTGCAGTTGATCTGCACCGCCTGGACCAGACCCGAGCCGCCAGCCGCCAGGACCGCCGCCGCAAAGGTCAGCTTGGTCCCGATGACATCCCCGGTCGAATAGGCCGGCGAGGACGACACGGTAGGGCTCTGCGTGATGACCACCACGTTGCCGCCGGTCGGCACGGGATTGGATGCTGTGACAGGCGCCGCGCCGGTCCCATCCGTGGTCACAAGGGTTAGAATAGACATGGAGCCCCCTAGACAGCGTAGGAAGGTGAAGGGGTCAGAGCCCCAAGGGATTGGTCAGAGCGCTTGATGGCGTCGATCGCCGAGGCAAAGGCCTGGGTCCAGATCGACAGCCGCTCATCGCCGGCCATGATGGCGAATTGGAGCAATGCCCCGTAGAGGTAGGCGTCCGGGTGTCTGTAGAGGACCCAGTTCTGCGCGTTTGCGCTCAGAGGCGGGATGCGCTGATAGTAGGTCAGTTCGCCCGTGTAGTTCTGATCCGGCGCCGGGAAGAACCGAAATTGCGAGCCGACGATGGTGTAATATTGCGGCTGACCCGACGTGGTCAGGTATTGCTTGGCGATGTTGAGTTGATCCGCCGTCAGATACTGCATCGCCCTTTGAGGGGTGCCGGTGATGACAAACGACACAGGCTCTGCGAAGTCTGACGGCAGGTCCTCATATTCGTTGTCAACCGTGGCGTCCGACCGCTGAACCATCTGCCGGGTCCGCAGCTCGCGCTCCATCGCCGCCTCTGCGAGCCGAATGAAGTCGTCCCAGTTGCTCGTCTGGTCCGTCCGCAGGGAATAGGTGGCCAAGGCCGCCTTCAGTTCCGTCGCCGTGGTCAGGCTCATCGGATGACCCCGTTGGACATGCCCAACTGCCCATCAGCGGTGCGCAGATAGGCGTAATCGGGGTCGTTCAGCTTGCGCATCAGGCGATCGGCGTTGGCCGGATCGAACGGGTCCCAGCCTTCGGTTGCCCGCCAATGGAACAGCAGTTGCATCGGGATCGAGGCAACACGGCGCATGTCTCTGGAGGGTGTGTAGCCGTCGTTGTGCGTCCGCATGGCCGCGTTGCGGTCCAGAATGGGATCGTTCTCCTGAACCGCCTTGTAAGAGACCGTCCCATCGCCGTTGTTCATGCGGAGATGGGCGATTCCGGTCTCGTCAGCGGGCAGAAACGGACGCCAGCCCATCAGTCGATCTCGACAAGGCCGCGCTCTTCCAGCGCCTCGCCAATCGGCCGGGGGGTCTCGAAAACGTCCTTCCAGGCGTAGGTCAGATCGCCCACGCCGGCCAGGTGTTCGCCGGTGCTGATCTTGGCGTCACCGGCCTTCAGGACACGGCAGCGCACATAGCCGGGACGGATGGCCTCAGCGACCTCGGGAGTCTCGACAGCCTCATCAGACACGGCAGGGGGGCGCCCACGGCGCGGAGCCGTGACGGTTTCGTCAGTCATGGAATGCCTCAGGAAAAGGGGGCGGAGGACAATCCCCCGCCCCGCTAGGATCAGGTCAGGTCAGCGACGACGCCGAGGCCCTTCTGGTTACGGACCACAAGGGTCTTTTCCGTCACCAGCAGGAACTTCTCGTTGTCACCGGCGGATGCCAGGACCTTGGATTCGACCGGGCGCAGAGTGCCGACAGCGACCATGGAGGGGTCGATGAACAGGCAGTCACGGGTCAGGCCGTAGGGGTGCGGGATCAGGGTGATGGCCCCGAAGTCCGACACATAGACGTCAGCAGCACCATAGATGACAGCTTGGCCCTTGCCCGACACGTCAGCCCGGATGTCAGCGATTCCGGTGAAGGCCGAGAACTGCTGCTTGTGCGTGCCGCCCATATAGGCCTGGGAGAACATCGCGCCGTTGCTGAACGCGGTCGCCAGCATGGCCTTCACCAGAACCTCGGTGAAAGTCCGCTGGGTGCCGTTGGTCGCCGCCGAGACCGTGCCGGCCGAATAGCCGCCATCAGCGCCGGAGCCGCCACGGCTGTCGTTCGAGGTGATCCAGGCCAGGGCGCCGGCCGCCTTACGCGGAGTGCCGCCCGATTGGGCGTTGCTCGCGAAGTTGCCGATGAGGCGGGCTTCAATGTCCCGCTTCATTTCCATGCCCTTGAGCATCTTCTGGCGGTCCATCTCGTCGGCGCGACCCGCGAGGCTGACGGCCTCTTGAGTGCCCGCAACGCCCCCGGTCTTACGGAAGATTTGCGTGTAGTTGCCGACGCGGGTGGTCAGATTGGCCGCGTCCAGGGTGGAAACGTCGTCGCCTTCCAGTTGGAAGTTGGACGCATCGACCGAGGCGAGGTCTTCGATCTGCCACTCGTGGAAGGTGGACTTGGCCTTCACGCCCTTGATGTTGGAGGTGAAGGGGGTCTTTTCCGGCGCGACCCGGTAGATGTCGTCTTCCAGGTCTTCGCGGATGCCGATGTTGTTGACCGTGGTGACGGTATTTGTGGGAGCGGCCATTGGCTTTAGCCCTTTCTGCGCGCCTTTCGGAGCGCCAGGATGTCGTCCATGGACCCGGTGCGAGCCGCGCGGGCTTCGAGGGCCTGGATGACATTGTTGGACGGGGAAACCGCACCGCCGGGGCGCACTGGGCGCGGGGCTGGAGCGGTCGATGGGGTTCGGGGGGCCGCCGTCAACGCTTGGGCCTTCGCCTGCGCTTGCCGCCACTGCATTGCGTCATAGGCAATGCTCAATTCCGCCGCCGTGATGTATTTAAGCCGGTCCTGACTGATTCCGCGCTCGACCAGATGGGACTGGAGGGCCTGAAACCGCTTGGGACCTTCTTGAGGATCAATCAGAGCGGGGACCAGTTCCGGAATCTTGGCCATTTCGGCCTTGAGGAACTGGTCATATTCGAGCGTTTCGGCCTGTTGCTTGGCGGATGTGATCCGCTGCAATTCCGATTGCTCCAAATCATACTGCGCCCGGAACTGGGCGGCCGTCGTGCGGTCCTGCGAGAACCACGCCGGCCAGTCCACCTCGTCCCATGTCATCCCCAGTTCGGGAATGATGCGCCTGTGCTGCGCCTCTGCCGTTTCCACGACGGCCTGAACCTGGGCGGCCACGGCTGACAGCCGCTCCGCCTCTGCGGAAAGGCTCTTGCGGGCCTCTGTAGCCTCCTGCTGGGCCTTGTTGACCGCTGTTACCCTGCCCTGCTCCTGTTCGGCCACGAGGGCCTGTAGATCGGGCGGCAGGCGGGCAAATTCCGCTTTTTTGTCGGCTGGCCAGTAGGTCGGCGCGTTGACGGGCTCGGCTTCCGGCTCTGGCTGGTCCTCGACCACCTCGACCTGTTCGACCGTTTCCTGTTCGGCCGGGGCCTCGATGGCCTCCGCTTCCGTGGCCTCTACGGTTTCGGCCGGCTCCGGTTCACGGGTGCGCCGTTCCTCCAGAATCTCCTCAAGAGAGCCTGTGGTGTCAGTCATGATGTTGCCTGTAGCTATGCCCTTGGGCGTCAGAGAGAGCGGGTTTCCGCCTCATTCTCCAACCATGCGGAGGTCAGGGCCTGTTGCAGCGCCTGTCTCACAAGGTCGATTGTCTTGATCCGGCGATAGGCCTCTTCCCGAATGTCAGCATCGCCGGGCGCCGAGTTCAGCAGGTTGTTCAGGGCCTCTTGCCGCATGGCGTCGAAAGCCCGTTCGGTCAGGTCCAGCTCAACCTGCGCCTGCCCGGCAATCTGCCGCACACGATCGGGCGTCATCCGACTTCGCCGCCGAACCGAATGTCCCCGCCCATTGACTGCATCCGCGCTTCCATTTCGATCTGGTAGCGTTTCAGTTCAAATTCGGCGTCCAGTTGCTCTCGCTTCAATTGGGCCTGCGCGACCATCTTCTCGCGCTCCAGGGCGCCCTGCTGTTGCAGCTTGGCCTGTTCGATCTGTGCTTTCTGCTGGACCTCGACCATCTTGGGGTCTGGCGCCGGCGGGCCTTCCTGTTGCGGCTGCTGTTTGGCCGGATCACTCAGGAACAGGTCCGCCGTTTTGAATCCGAGCTTTTCCAGGCTCTTCTTGGCGAAGGCGTAGATGTTGTCGATCTTGACGATCGGACCCGTTGGCCCGCCCTGCATCTGGACAAGCTGCTGGATGATCTGCGTTCCCGCCTGATACATCATCAGCTCTTGGTCTTTGCCGCCGGAGCCAACGCCTATTTCAATGGTCATGTCGTCCCGGTTGCCCCACTTGGAGGGATTCACCGGAACCCATTCGCCGCGCATCTTGGCGGTGCGCTCTTTGGTGGCATGAGCCCGCAGCGTTGCATGGACACCCAGGAACATATCCTTCACGCCCGTCTCAGCGAAGATCCGGGCAATCATCCGGACCCGCTTCTGCGCCGCGCTCATCAGTGCGGCAGCGCCGGAGGCTGTATCATGCAAGGTATCGGGTTTAAGCCCCTGGGCGTTGCGAACAATGCCCGTCCGGCTTTCCATGACCGTTGACATATATTCCAGCGCTTCCAACGCAGGAAACTGGAAGCCACCTGCCGAGATAGGCCGGATTGTCTGGCCTGAATTGGACCGGACGGGCATCCCCGGCTCGTTCCGCATCAGGTCAGGGATCGTCCACTCGTTCGCGCCCGATGTAGCTACTTCAAATCGCTGGTTCATGGCGAAGTAACCGGAATCAAGAAACATCCGCATCAGCGCCGTCTTGATGCGCTGCACCTCCATGACCAGATCAGCTACGGATCGGCCGTAGAAACGGTGCGCGGTCGGATAGGGCGTAATCGCGGAGAACGGGATCATATCCACCGTGTCCTGCTCCAGCAGGACGTCCTCGTTGTTTCCGGTGACAACCCGGTAGATGGTCTCTTTCGAGCCCTCATAGACCTTGAGGTAGTGAACCACGACCTCGACCAGCCGCAGATTGCCCGACTGGTTGATCCCGTCCTGGCCCTCATCGGCGTTGTCGCGCGAGGTCTGGACAGTGTTGTCATTGTTGGCGCCGTAGGTGGCCAGCGCCTTTACCTTGTCCTCATCGTAGCCGTCAGCGATCAGGTCCTGCGCCCTTGAACGGGTCCGCATCGCGCAGTAGGTGGCTTCCTTCAGGTTCACCGTATCGCGGCCAACGGTGAAGTCCTCCGGGGGAACGGCGCAGACTTCGAGGCAACCGTCGGCTTCTGTCTTCTGGCCCTTGGCGTTGTAGCTGCCGTCTTCGTTGGCCGTGGCCTCGGTAATCTCCCAGCCATTCGCGACGAGGCTTTGCAGGGTGACAGCGTCAACGCCTTCCCAGGATTCCTCTTCGGTCTCTTCGTTGGCTTCCCAATACCAGTGGAAGACCCCGGTATCGACCGTCAGCGCATCCTTGAACGCGGCGTAGAGCACGTTGAAGCCGTCGTTCTCCTGCATGACGACGTGGTTCACATAGTCAGTCTCTTGCTCGGCCAGCTTCTCGTCTTCAGGGCCGATCGGGCGGAATGACGCGATGTCCTCGCCGCCCATGAATATTTCCAGCAGGTCCGGCAGGATGGTCTCGACCGCGTCGGAAACATCGGAGGAAACCGCCTTGGAACGGTTGGGCAAGGACACCAGGTCAGGCATCTCGCCCTTCACATAGTCCAGCGCCTTGGCCCGCTTTTCGGCTAGTTCTTGGTCATGTTGAAAGCCGATCGACGACCGGCGTTCTTCACCAACCATCGCCAGCAGTTCGCGCTCTTCCATGTCAGACCGCTCCGAATGCTGGCACTATCAATTTGCTTGTCGCCTTTCGGGGCTCTTCATAGGCCACGCACATCAGGCCAAACGCATCAGCCCCGTGCGATGACCAATCGTGGTTGGGACCGAGGCCGATCTGCCGGTGCTCGTCCATGCGTTCGTGATACCAGCCCAAGGCATCGCGCCCGCCCTCGGTGGTCGCTTCGTTGAACCAGATCCGATTGAACAGCCGCCGGCCGCACTCGATCCGCATCTTGGCCGCCCCGGTCCCCTGGTTGGGGATGACCTGGACGTTGAAGCCCGCATCTCTCAGCGCGCTTTCGTAGGATACCGAATAGACCTTGTCGGACTGGGCGCCATCGTGCGGCAGGAACTGCTCTGCTTTGGAATAGCCGTTGTCCCGCAGCCATTGCACATGCACGGCAAGCGGCTGGCCTTGGGCTTCGTAGTAGTTCAACACCCTGATCTCGCGCCCGATGAACTGGGCAACCCAGATGGCGCAGGCGTCAGACTTGGCCCCCGTGCCGCCGATGTCCCAAAAACACCGCAGGCTCATCAGGGGGTCAGCAGGAACCCGGCCGATCCGGTCCTCGCGCCGCGCTTCCTTCAAGAACTTGGCGTAGTAGGCCCCATCCGTGACCTGGACGTAGTCGCCTTCCCAGATGTGGTCGTAGCTATCAGGCCGGTCGCGCTGGTCGTCTAGCCGCTCTTGCTCCAGCTCGGCAGGGAACCAAGGGTTATCTGACCAGTTGGCCCGGCAGATCGTCATTCCGGTCGGTGGCGCATCGCCCCGCAGAAACTTGTCCACCGCGTCGGTCTTGCGGGTCGGATTCCATGAAAACCACAATTCCGAACCCGGCGCCCGGATCGTTGGCCGCAGCAGTGTCAGGCTGTTCGCACTCAGGGCCTGGGACTCCTCAGCCCATGCCCGCTTGAACCCTTCCAGCGACTTGATGGATTCCGCCGTGTGGTCCTGCATTCCCTGAAAGGTGATAATCCCATCGCCAGGGGTGGAGATGTTGTCCCGGTAGATCTTGAACCCGTCCGCCTCGCCTAGCCCAAACTCCGCCAGCTTGCCTTCGATCAGGCGCTTAGCAGATTGGGTAAGGGACTTCTGCACCTCGCGGATGCAGACCGACAGCAGGCCCTTTTCGCGTAGGTGATCCTCGACCAGTAGCCCGGCGAAGAAATGCGACTTGCCAGACCCTCGCCCGCCCCATGCCGCCTTGTATCTCGCCGGGTCCAGCAGGGGCCGGAAGACCCGCGCCGTCTCAATGCGAAGGATCGACAATCGCGCGCTCGATGCGGTGGGTCGCGTCAACCTTGGCGTCCAGGCTGGCCTTTTCGATCACCAGGCCGTTGAGCTTGGCCGCGTCCATCAGCGAGGCTCTGGCGACTGCGAGCATGGCGGGATTGTTCTGATCCTCACCTTTTGCAGCAATGGCCAGCAGCCGTTCGGTGATGCTGGCAACGCTAATTTCTGCCCTTGCCGCCGTTCTGGCCTGTATCTCAGCGACCCGCGCCGAAACCTTGACATTTTTTGACAATCGGCAGGCCGCGCCAACGTCGCCCGCGTAGCCCGCCTGAATGTAGGCATCCGCTTGTGAGAGGCCTTTCGACAGCCCGAAGGCAAACGCCTCGTGCTTGGCGTTCTTGAGCGCCCCCATTGAAACCCCTCGCCCCCTGTAGCTTGCGCCCTTGGGGGGTCTCCGGTGAAATTGGTTTAGACGTAGGCGTAGGCGATCGGTCCGACGTCAGCCGTGATGGTGGTTGGCACGGTCAGGGCAGTCAGGGTGCCGAACGTGCCGGTGGCCGAGGCGGTCAGGCTGTCGATGAAGGTCGAGACAGCGATGGTCCGGATGGTCGCGGTCGTGCCGTTCTGCTGATAGGCCACGAAATAGCGACCCGGCTGCACGGCAACGGCGGCGGTGAAGTCGCGGGCCTGGAAGGCGTTGGCGCCGGCAGACAAGGCCCCGGCCAAAGCCGAGTTTGCGACCAGGGCGCCGTTGCTGTCATACAGGGCCACCAAGCCGTTGTTGGTGCCCACGGTCGCGCCGTTCAGGACCGCAATGCCGGTGAGGGTCACGGGGCGTTCGATCTCGATCTCTGCCCAGTAGATGGTCCCGGCCACAACGGTGGTGTTGGTTCCCATGGAGGAATAGGCAACCGAACCGATGGGGACGGTGCCATAGCGGGAACGCCCCGACTTTTGGGCAATCTTTTGAGCGACCGAGGCCATTGTGGCGCCTTTCGTTTGGGAAACGACAAAAAGCGCCCCGCTGTTAGCTGGCGCTTGGCGAATGTCTGGAAAGCCGCTATCCGGGGAACCGTAGCCCCACACGCGAAGCGGCATCTAGGCGTTTATGTGCAAAAGCCGCACCGCTCGTCAAGTGGGGATCAGTGCAGGCCGAAATGATCGCCCAGACTGTCGAGCGCATCGACCAGCCCACGGGTCAGCTTGATCGCCCGCCTGTGCCCGCCACGGCCGGTCAGGCTGTAGATGGTCCGGGCCTCACCAGCCACCAGGCGCAGGGTGCGCAGGACACCGGCCGGGTTGGTGGTCAGCACCGCGCGCTCAGCCTCCAGCAGGGCCTTTGACGCCTCGGCCCGGAAGATCACCTTAGCGATTCCAGCGGGGTCGGTGATGAACGCTGTGGTGGGGTGGATGTCCTGGCGCTTGTGTCCGCCGCCGGCACTGCCCGGCTCTGGTGGGGTCAGGCCTCCGGTATGGTCGCAGGCCTCGAACAGGCCTCGATACCGCATCCCGGCGGCGTGCTGGATCAGGTTGAGGACGTTGGCCTGCAGCAGGGTTTCCAGACCGTCGCGGTTGGTCAGCCTTGGCCGCAGCACCCGCTCCTGCCGCATGACCTTGCGGCCGCGCTTCCACACCGGGGCGCCGTCCTTCAGGACCGGGACTGCGGTCACCAGTTCCTCGACCACCAGGGCGCCGCCGCGCATCCGCTCCAGGGTGTCCTGCTCCAGCTGGGCGCGCTGGGTCCAGGCCGCATCGGCGCGGCGGGCGGCCTCTTCGAGGACGGCTTCCCGGGCTTTCATGGCGAGGTCGCGTTCGGCCTGGCTCTTGGCCGCAGCGATGCGGCGGACTGCCCTGTCGAAGCGGATTTCCAGATCCCGGGGCAGGCCGGATCGGGCGGCGACAGGCTTGGCCGGGGCGGTCATGCTGCGATCTCCTGGGCGATCTTGACGCTGTGGATGTCGAGGGATTTCAGGACGTCCCGGGCTTCGCGGATCAGCTGGTCGGCGACGTAGCGATTGGGGGCCCGGATCACCCGGTTAGGGACCTCCTGCCAGTCGCAGCTGTCCAGCCATTTGCGGGCGAAGTCCTCGCCGTGGCGGGCGGTGACGGCTTCCCGGATCGGTTCGGAGGCGAAGCGGCGGACGGTCTGGGCTTGAGCTGGGGCGGCCTCCAGCCAGTCGCCGAAGTTGCCATAAGCCAGCCAGCGTTCCAGCGCCTTGGCCCCGCACTCCTGGTTGGGTTCCCTGCCCTCACGGCCGAACCGGGCCGCAGCTTCCGGCAAGCGCTCGGTCAGGGCCGGGTCCAGCTTCTGCCAGGCCAGCAGGGCATTTGGCCGGCTGGATCGGCCCTTGAAATGCGGATAGGCCGCCCAGAGCCGTTCGAAGGCCTCCGGGCCCTTGGCTGTCGGACTGGGTTTCTGCCTTCGGGTCTTCGGTGTTTTCTGATCGCCGTCCTTCGCTTCGCCCCCTGGGGGGCTTAGGGGGTTTCTTATCTTCTCTTCTCTTGTCTTCTCTAGGGCTGTAACCGATTGTTTTTCCTCAATATCACCATCGAGAAGTGGTGGGTTCTGCTCGACACTTGCCGACTTCTCCTCGACTTCTCCCGACTTCTCCCTGACTTCTCCCCGACCTGAGCGCGTTTTCGAGGCTCCTTTGATGGCCTCGCGCTCGGCTTCGAAGGCCTCATCGGACAGGTAAAACCGGCCACCTTCTTCGAACGTGATCAGCCGTCCTTTGGAGATCAGCCGGTCGATGATCGGGTTAAGTTTCTGGACTGCACAGCCGCACCAATTGGCGATGTAGCGGCGGTCATCCTCCAGCGGTCGCCATGTCTGATAGAGCATGTCGATGATGGTGTTGTAGACGCCGCGCTCCTCCAGGCTGAGGCCGATCATGCCGGAGAGCGCCTTGTTCGGATCGCGCCGATAGAAGTTCTCGCGCTTGCTCATCGGGCATCCCCGTATTGCCCCTCACGGGCCAGGTTGCCGAACCGGGTCAGGTCCTCGTTGAAGGACAGCCGCACCGTGCCGATCGGGCCATGCCGGGCCTTGCCGATAATGACCTCGGCGACGCCTTGAACCTTCGACATCTTGTCGGTCCATTCGAGGTGTCGGACCTGGTCGCCGGCGTCCGGTTCGGTCCGGGCGAGGTAGTAGCTTTCGCGATAGACGAACATGACGACATCGGCGTCCTGCTCGATGGATCCGGACTCCCGCAGGTCGGCCAGCTGGGGCCGCTTGTCGGGGCGTTCCTCGACCTTGCGGGACAGCTGCGACAGGGCGACCACAGGAACCTTCAGATCCTTGGCCAGGGCCTTCAGTCCCGCGGCTATTGCGCCAACCTCGACGGTCCGGTTGTCGGTCTTTCCGCCCATGGTGATCAGCTGCAGATAATCGACGATGATGAGGTCCAGGCCGTGCTTGCGCTGCAGCCGTCGGGCCCGGGCGGTGAGCCGGGCCAGGCTGATTGCGCCGGTCTCGTCGATCTGAAGCGGCAGGCTGGCGATCTCGTCGCGGGCGTCTCGCAGGCGGATCATCTCGAACTGATCGGCCTGACCCTTGCGGACCCGGTCCGATGAGACGCCGGCGACGTCGGCCAGCAGTCTCAGGCCCAATTCATCCTTGGACATTTCGAGGCTGAAGAACCCGACGCGCTTGCCCGCCTTGGCGGCGTTGAAGGCGATGTTGGTGGCGAGGCTGGTCTTGCCCATGGACGGACGCCCGGCCAGGATCACCAGATTTGAGGGCACCAGGCCGCCCAGACGCTGGTCCAGGTCGATAAGGCCCGTCGATAGCCCGGCGAGCCCGCCTTGCCTTTGATAGGCCGCCTCTGCTATCTCCAGAGCGCCGTCCAGGACTGTCCGGAGGGGAACGAAGCCCTGCTGTGCTTCCCCGGCTTCAGCCAAGCCATGCAAGGCCTTCTCTGCGGCCTCCAGCGTGTTCGCCCCGGTCTCGCCTGAAAGGGCCGTCGCCTCGATTTCTCGGGCCATGAGGGCCAAGGAACGCGCGAGAGCCACATCGACCACCGTTGCGGCCAGAGAGGGCGCCACACGCGCCGGCGGGGCCCGGTCAATCAGGTCGGCCAGATAGACCACTCCGCCCAGACCGTTGAAGGCGTCATCGGCCCGGAACTCATCAGCCAGCGTTACAGGTTCGGCCAGCATCCCGGCGGCGATCTTGCGGGTCATGGCTTCCCAGAGCTTGCCGTGTAGGGGCTCGTGGAAGTGGCCGCGGTTGACGCCCTCGGCGCCCTCCAACGCGGCGTTGTCGTACATGACAGCCCCGATCAGGGCCTGTTCGGCTTCAATGTTGGCGGGAACGGTCAGAACGGGTTCGGTCATTTCGCCCTCCGCAGTTCATCCGCCTGGCTGCCGGCGATCGAGCCCATGAAGGCCAGCAGCGAGGCCGGGCCGATCTCGCCCTTCAAGGCGATGGCTGTTGCAGCCAGTCGGGCCTTCAGGCGTATGATGCGGTCCTCGGCCTCGGTGATCGGCTCCAGTTCGGTCGCAAGCTCGACGATTACCTCGCGGCGATGGGTCGCCATGCGGGCCTTGCGGACAGCTGCGCGCTTGCCCCTCTTGAGGTCCGGCCGGTTAACGACGGTGGCCTTCGGGCGCTTCATGCCCCTGCCCTCTTCAGGGCTTCACGTAGGCCGACAGCCGCCATGCGATAGCGGCCCGGCTGGTCGAGCCAAGCGGCCACAGCCTTGATGGCTGTCACCGAAAGGCGTTCGCAGTCAGGCAGGAAGTCGTGGGGGTGGCCCTGCTGGAGCAGATCATCGTCCAGGGCCTCGCTGACGTGGGTTATGATCGGCCTCATGGCCGCACCTCGACAATCGCCGTCACCGCCTCAAGGCCACTTCGCGACAGGCGAAAGCCCTCAGACCGGATATTGTCGATCATCTCGGCCCCCAGTTTTCGACGCAGCTTGAAGATGGCGATCGAGGCGGGCGTATGGGTGTCGTTGTCCTTGGCGTGGAGCCTCATGGCGTCTTCGATCTGACCCGATGAGCGGACCGCGCCGCCCGCCTTCCACAGCAGGTACAGCACCTCCGCCTCCATCGGTGAGAACCGCTTCGCCCGGATCTTTGCCAGCGCCGCCTTGTCCGGCGTCAGGCCCAGTTCATCCCGCAGCCAGACGACCTCTTCCTCAAGTTCGGCCCTGGTCATGGTTGAGACGGCGCGGGTCATGGCGCCACCCAAACAGTGCGGCCGTTGATGACCTCGGCGCGGACAAAGCCACCATGGGCAAGACAAGCCTCGACATGCCGACTGTCATCCTGCGGGCACAGCGGCCCTCCTGTGATGGCGATGGGCTCGGCGTCTCGCGGCAGGGCCTGCCATTGGCGCGGCACCCGACCCAGCAGCGCGTTTCGCCGCTTGGTCACAAACTTGTCTGAAAGATCGAGGCGACGGGCCGTTTCGCGAACGCTGACGCCAGCCTTGATCAGGCGCAGGATCGCCGCGTCGGTCTCAGCGGTTATGGGAACGGGCCTCATGCGG